TTGTGAAATAGAACTTGAACGACTTATGATTCAATTAAACAAACGCAATAAAGAACATGTCGAAGTAATAATCGAAGAGCTTAAAAAATTGCGTGAAAATTATCCCGATAAAAAGGAATGACCAATGTGTGGAATTTGTGGTTTTATTGGCGAATCAAAAAAACCTGTTTTAACTTACCAAATTATCACAAATCTTTTAGAAAAGAGTGAAATTAGAGGCATTGACGCTACTGGTTTTTGGGGAACTGAAAATGGAGTTGATGGGAGCGTTATTTATCACAAAGAACCAATCCGATCTAGCGATTTTGTAAAAAAAAATGATTGGAAGTTAGTTCAAAAACATAATCCTAATTTGTTGCTAGCTCACGCTCGTGGTGCATCAAAAGGTGTTGGAGAGCCAAGTAAAAATCATAACAATCATCCGTTTACAAGCTTGGACAAGTCAATGGGTCTTATTCATAATGGTCGCGTGGATGATTTGGAATATCACACTTTAAAACAAAAATACGGCTTACAGTCTCAATGTGATTCTGAGATTTTATTAAGAATCATCGAATCTGGTGAGTTTTACGATGTAGAAGATCTTGCGGAATTTGAAGATCACGCACATCCAGAAAGACTTGCTGGAATGCGTGACGTTTTTAGCTTGATTAACGAAGGACATATGGCAGTTGCACTAGGAGAAAGAGGCGAAGATGGAAGTCGTATGCTATGGCTGTTTCGTAATCAACATAGACCTCTTTGGATAGTGGACATGCGAGAAGATCTAGGTCAGGTCTTCTTTGTATCAGAACCTTCTATTTGGGAAGATGCGGTTTGTGAGCTTTCTTCTACAAATAAAATTTTTCGATCACAAAAAATTATTGAATTGCCCACAGAAGAGATCTGGCATTTTAAAATAAATTCTGAAGAAACTTGCCCTCAAACAGTACAAAGATATGAGGTTAAAAAATCAGGATATTTTCCTTGGAGATTTGACGGTAAAAAACACAGTATAATAAGAAGAAACGCCAGCTTTAATGTTGTTACAAGACTTGATGAAAATGATCGAATAATGCCATCTCCGAATATAATTCGTGATAATTTTGTAACTCCTCTAGAACCAGAAGAGATATCCATGTATGATGTTCATTACAAGTGCAACGAAATGATTAGCGTTATAAACAATATTCGCTTACAGGTAGAACAACTCATACAAGAAAAGTCAATTGATTTAAATAGTGTTAATTCGTTGTTGCAAGACCTAGATCAGCAAAAAAAAGAATTAAATTCTATTGTAATTGGTTGAAAAAGAAAAAAAATGAAACATGAATTTGAAGATATGGATGATTTTGTTAACGATGATGACATAATCAACAAAAAGAAAAAAAAGAAAAAAGTCGATGGAAAGAAAAAAGGCAATCGTACAGAGCTTGATTTGACTAAAGTTTTAAACGAACGTTTTGGCACAGGATTTTCTAGATCTGTTGGATCGGGAAACCGTTGGTCTCAGGCAAATCTTCCAAAACATGCTAGAGAAGTCTTTTCTGGTGACCTAGTGGTTCCACAAGGTTTTAAATTTTGCATTGAAAGCAAAGGCGGATATGATGGAATTGATATTCATTCTGTTTTTATTCGTGGAAATAGCGAATTAGATAAGTTTCTTGAGCAGGCAACAAGCGATAGCGAAAGATGTGATCGAAAACCAATGTTGTGCTGGAGAAAGACGAGAAAGCCTTGGCTTGCATTTGTGCTTACCAAGGAATTGACTGGACGTGAATTTAATTTTTCTATGCAGTACAAAGAATGGACATGCGTTGCTTTAGAATATCTTTTAAAGCTTGAAGATGAATTTTTTATTGAAAAAAATTAATTCATAGGTTGACTTTCATTGCCGTGTAGAGAATTCTTCAGATAATCAACAATTTCTTGATGTCCTGTTCTGGTGGCATTCCTTATTGCCATATCAAAATCTCTTGCGCCTTTTTCAACCATCAATTTAACAATGTCTAAACTTCCATCTCTAGCAGCGTTTACCATTCCATAATTAAAATCATTAATATCAAAATATTTTTCGCCTTTTTCAATCATCAATTTAACAACATCTAAACTTCCAGCGTGTACAGCGTCACGCATTACTTGGGTAAAATTATTTGCACCCTTTTTAATCATTAATTCAACAATATCGAAATGCTTTTTAGTAGCAGCAGTAGACATTGCTTCGTTAAAATCATCTGCGCCTTTTTCAATCATTAATTCAACAATTTTTAAGCTTCCACTAAAAGCACCCCAATACATTGTTCGATTAAAATCATTTGCGCCTTTTTCAATCATTAATTCAACAATTTCTAGATGTCCATGTCTAGCAGCAGAAAGCATTGTTCTATTCAAAATAGGTTCTATTTTGATCTTTGACAAATTTTTTGCACCTTTTTCAACTAGAAACTTGACAACTGCTAGTTTCCCCCATTCAGCAGCCGTTTCCATTGCTCGATTTAAGTCAAAATCACTTACGCCTTTTTTAATCACTAATTCAACAAGATCTACGTTTCCATCTTTGGCAGCCTTAAACATCATATCGTTAAAATCAAGATATCCTTTATTAGATGCATTATTTTTTTGCTCAGGACTCATTATTAAATATTCATCATAGTGATATTTGCCATGTCCGCCAGAAACCACTTGCTCTCTTGCTCTAAAATAGGAATTTTTTAATGATGTTTTAGATGCAATTTTATTTAATTGATAAGGAAGCAACAATCTTCCTATTGAGACATATTGATTCAATAGTTTTTGTTCGTTTTCATTCCAAAGATAATCAAATTGTTCATCTGTAAGCTGGTGACCTCTTCCAATGTATTTGGATTGTTGAAATATATCCAATTCCTTAAACCAATTCAAATCTTTGTTTCTTCTTCCCAAAAGCTTTTGATCTGCTTCTTCTTGGGGGCTTTTAGGTATGTTTTCAAATATGTCAGTTGGAACACCCATTTTACTTAAATATTCAAAGTATCTTTCTGTGTTTTCTCCGTACTCCGCAATATTTCCAGTAGTGTTATTCAAGTCTGTAAGTTCTGGTTCATATTCTGTCATGTCAACCACAACAAGTCTTAGAGGATCGTTAAAATCTCTGTTTTGGTCTTTAACAAAATAAAACGTAGACGTTTTAGAATCGCGATAAGATTGCCACATGGTGCCACCAGGCTTGCTTATGCAGAAACTATGCCCTCTGCCCAATGTAACGCACGCTTGGGGGCTATTTGCCTCGTAAACAGTGATGTTGTTTTGGTTGTGCAAAACCTTTAGATTCTCGGCATCGATTTCTATGTCTTCCGTCCTTGGATTGTTGAATTTTTGTCTTTGTTGAATTCCATGAACTGTATTTACAAAGACAATGAAGTTAGGGATTGGTTCTTGTTTTTTATTCTTATAATCAAGAGTTATACCTGATTTTGTAACATTAGCTTTGATGATGTTTTTATCAGCTAATTCAACATAATCTTGCATTATTTCAAGAACTTGATTGATATTTGCGCGTTTGCTCAACCAGTAAGCGGCAACTGGCAGATGCTTTTCTTCTATATGAGGTTTTAATTCATTCAAAATATTTTGATCATTGTTTAGCAATGACAAGGCGAATGTTTCTTGTGCACCTTCAAAGAACGATTTTGTTTTATAATCTATTTTACAGTTCTTATTTGAAAGGTATGATTCAAATAGGTTCAAGAAATTTTTAAATTGCATAATATTTATTTAGAAAAAACTGTATAGATTTTAAAATATACAATCAACACTTCCAAACTCTCAAAGCAGCGTTTATTTTGCTGTTTGGATCATTGGCTTTTTCAGGACTGGTTAATTTCTTTTTCATTCCTGACATTCTAGCACAGAAAGACTTTCTGCGAGATTGTGTCTTTTTAGACATTTTTTTAACACCACCTGCACGCTCTGCTTCTCTTTTTGTTTCAATGCCAGCGTGAATGCCAAGGCTCTTAGCGTAAGATGGCTTTAATCCACCTTCAGGATGATTCTTTTTAGGATTAAATCCCTTGTACGGCTTTTTCTTGCCTTCTCTTAAATCAAGCCATTCTGAAAATGACTGTAGTTCAATTTTTTCTTCTTTTTTCATTTTAAGCCTCCATGTTTTTATATATATAAAATGAAAACATTTATCGAGTGGATACAAAAAATCAATGAAACAGAATTTGATCATTCAAAATCTTTAAGAAAATAAAAATTACAATTTGGATCGATGTAGTTTTTAATACCACCTTCGGTAAGAAAAAAGTGCCATCGGTCAGGTTTTTCTGGTTTAATTGTATTTCCGTACCCATCAGTAATCACGAAAATAGCATCTGGATACTTTTTGATTTTTTCTTCTTTTATTTGTTTTTGAACTTCTGCTTCCAGAATGTGAAAAGAAGTTCCTCCACCACCATAGATTTTTTTGCTTTCAAGAGTCGTCTCTTTTACAGCAGTGTCAAAGCACAACAGCTTTATATCAAATCTTTTCTCTGGAAGACTGCTTGCGGCATTGAAAAATCTGTCTTTTAGATCCCAACAACTTCCAGATGTGTCTAAGAAAAACCAAACGTCTATTTTGGTTTTTTCATTTTCATAATCAAAAACTTCCATGTCTGATGGTAAGAACATATCGACTGGCAATAACACCATGCGACGATTTAGTCTTGTCCATTGTTCTTGGTCTTTTTCTTTATCATTGATGTATTTTTTACTCCATTTTTTGATAATAGTTTCCCATTTGGCTTTTTTTTGCACATGAGAAGTTCCTGCGAACGTCCATTGCCCACCAGTTCCCGAACCGGCTTTTTTGTCTTCTGTTTTATTTTTTTGCTCTGGTTCGCCTTGGAAGTGTTTTTCCACTGTGCTTTTCAGAGATTCTTTTTCTTCCTCGGTCATTCCAGAATTCAGATTGTCTATAACCTTGTTCCAATTTTCTGATCCTTCTTTCATTGAATCGTGATCATCAACTAGACCAGGACCAGATTCGCCCATCCCATTTTTACCATAGGTCTTTTCAAAAAGATTGTAGTAATATTCAAACATCTCATTGTCAGGAGGTGTTGGGTTTTTGTCTTTAAAAACAGTATCAACCCAACAAAATTCTGACCAATCTTCGATATCCTCTCTGTTAAATCCGAAGTTTTTCACAAGAGTGTGGTTTACGACAACGTCCAACGCAACGTTTGCGGCTTGTCCGTTTGTTTTTCTTGAATCTCTTGTGCGTATGCCATGATTCAAAACAATATGTAAAGCCTCGTGACATATTGTGAAAAGCTTGTCGCTAAATTTCAATCTTTTCCAAAAAGAAGGATTGAAATGAAACCAGATAAAGTTTCCAACTTCATCAAATTGTACCGCTGCTGTTTCTATTTCCTCATTGAAAATAGGTTTTCCCATTTGCCACAATTTGTAAAATACAGCATGAAATGGCTCTAAAGCCAAACTTATTTCAAACCACTCTTGATTTGAAATTCGTACTTCATGCTTCTTAGAGATTGCAACATCAAGGGTGCCATCTTCGGCGATTTCTGGCATGTCAATATTCATTTGTCTTATCCTCAAAAAGAGTTTGCATCTGTATGAAGCCATCTTTTTCCATCTGAATTTGATACATTTACTGAATTCATCAAATTTTTTATTTCTTCATCTGACGCATTTGCTGATATTGTTGGAGCTTTCATCTTTGTGAAAGAATCGTTTAGCTCCTCATTCTCAGTTAAGGCTCGTTTGATTTTACGACAAAGCCTATCGTTGCTTTTTGCTTCTAGAATTTCTTTACATGCCGATTTAAATATTGGGAATTTGTCTAAATTCCCAATAATATAACGACACATCTTGTCGTCTTCTGCCATTTCTTTGGACATTTTTTCCTTTGGAATTAAAGGAATAAAATACGACATTAGCGTTTCTGACTTGGTGATAAGCTTCATTGCTGATGTATAGTTGTTTTCATTAGCAAGAAATACGGTTGCATCAGCAATGTTTTGGCTCTTATAGAGAGCTTCCAATTTTTCTATAATTGGACCTGAATTTAAAATGCTTGACAGCTTGCTGGCATTCACATTCACCGGAAGCACATCACGCACATCGCCTTTGCTTACATACATGTCAAGAGCGTATTGTAGCCTGCGTGGGCTTACATGGTTCTTTTGGTCTTCAGGAAGTTCTTCCCACCATTGAATTGCGGAATCGGCGTATTTGTTGCCATACCTGTTTCTAAACCATGTAACATCAGGTTTGTATTCAACAGCATTGATTATCTGAAATCGATCTTGTTGTGCGGGGTCAAGTTGTTCTACATCATACGTTGCAGTAGGGTCATCGTCTGGATTGATCGCAGCCCAAACAAAACGTAGATTTGGAAACTTTTTACCATTGATGGATTTGAATTGAATCAATTCCATAACAGCATTCCGAACCTTTTTTGGAGATCTGTTGTATTCGTCAAAGAACAATGCTTCTATATCACCTGTTGCAAATGTTTCTGGACGAACAAGATCAAGATACGTGTTTCCCTGATTGCGGTTTATCGCATGATTCACAATACGCTTTGCGGAATAATCGCTAATTTTCCAGTTGGCTATAACCCATTCAATTGCTATGTCGATATCTAAAGAGGCAAGCTCTTTTATGATTTCAAGATCCTTTGGTATGGGGTTTTCAGTTTTTTCTTTTGGAACACCCACAAAGTCAACCCAAGGATCCATAGTGGACGCAGAGAAGTATCTGTAGTTTAGATTGTGCCTCTCAAAAGCCTGTTTGACCATTCCTGTTTTGCCAACACCATGTCGTCCAATAAGCAAAACATTTAGATTGTTTTTGATCCAAAAATCAATCTTTGTAGAGAGTTGTGCCGACATATCGTCTCCTTCGCCGTACAAGAATCGGAACGGACATTCGATGAGACTTTAGAATAACACAACTTCTTAAAAAAGTAAACAAAAAAATCGCCCGATAGTCAGGCGATTTTTCAAACTGTAGTCTAAAACCAACAAAATCAACTGTAGATTTGGAATGAATCCTTATCAGACATGAAAACGTTTTCACCAAAAGCCAATTCAAACCATATGTTGTACAGACCTTCGTCGAATTCTGTTGTGTCAAGGAAGTAGTAGGCATACCCTTTTTCCCTATAATCCACGAGAACCCGATCTACAATCAAGCGTAAATCTTGTTCTACAGGGACACAATCCCCGCATGCAAGTTCAATTGATACTCGTAAATCTGAGACTATGGCGAGATTTTCGTAGTAAGACTGTAGATCAGATCCTCGTGGAACATTGGGCGTAATTTGGATCAGAATATATCGCTTGCTTCCTTTTCGTATTTTATTTGGTCTGAAATTGAAATTGAAGTCATAAATTGGCGGTGTAGGAGTTGTAAACCAAAGATTTGAATAAACTTGAAATTGGTTTGCTACTTGTGCAACCGAACAATCTGTGTCTTCTTCGAATGTGACATGCCAAACATCTTGATAAAATCCAATTGTATAAAGCGGATTTGTCAACGGAAGTTGTAATAGGTATTGCCCAGTATCTTCTTGAACCACATCAGATGAATCCACTGTCGTTACAAGCCGTCGTCCTTGTGGATTATCGGCAGATTTAAAGCTGTTGTCATACGTGTAGATTTCCACTTTTTCAATCGATTGCACGTTTTGACGATTGTTACTGTTATACGTAAACAAACGAAGATTTACCGTGTCACCACATGTTGGATTTTGATATCGTTCAAGAGTTCTGGGCATTTAATCTATCCTTTTTTTATTGGCGAAAGACTTTATTTTTTAGACTTTGATCTTCTCTTTGCGGATTCCATTGCTTCATCTTCTTTTTTCTTTTGATCGATAAATCTTTCAATCATCCACTTTCGTAAAATTATTGGAAGATTCATCGATTCTGACATTGGCATCTTTAAATGATATTGAAAAAAGAAAATTTCTTCTGCTAAACTATTCCACAAAATTATGCTTCCGTCCTGGTCTTCTTTCGCCGAGGGAAGAAAAAATTTGCTTCAAGTGGCAGATCAATTTGAAATTCTTGTAAGCAACTTGGGCAAATAATTTCTACGCCTGTATCAACCCCAAATGGAGGCTCGTTCGTACAATTCCTCAAATGAGACAAGTCATTAATTGGCAAGCTCTTTAACAATAATTGCAATTCGCTTTTGTTGAAAATGCCATCAATTTCTTCAAGCAGCATTGCCGTTCGATAAAGAAGCGTGTCATCTGTTGAATTATCGCCAAAGTTTTTAATGCGACGATCTCTGTGATCTTGCACATCTTGCTCATCTTTTCCTGTCGCTAGACGATATGCAAATGGCAATTTGCTTGTTGGAAGAACGTCTTGTAAAATTGGACCAAATTCATCTGGACAAGATTCTAGATACAAACTGTTTAAATCAATTGTGTGAGCAAATTTCTTTTCACATTCTGGACACTTAATTTCTACATCATATGCTGGAGAATATGAAATACCGCGAAGATAAATCAAAATATAAGTTCTATCAATAGAAAGAAGATTTTCAACACGATAGTTTTCGCGAATACACTTTTGAAAAATCATATTGATGGCTTGTCCTTTGCGAACAAGTCGCGGCGTTGCCAAAATTTGCTCTTCTTCACCTGTCATAGGTCGAATGGAAAGAACGCCATCTTTTGGACCATTTTCGCCATCATAAAATTTGCCCTTTGATGGAAGCACAATTTCTTCATATGTTGTATTTGACCTTTTAAGATTCGCTAAAATATCTTTAAGGTGACTCGAACCAGCAGCGCTTAAATGTTGAGGGGGGCTTTCACGAAGCCTTGGTTGCTTGTTTGTTAAACCAGGCGGCAGTTCACTTTCGTCATCACTAGATTTTACATTTTTTAGCGCTTTTAAAAACTCAGGAGGTACATTACCTTGGATGTTAAAGCTTCCTTGTTTTGGAGATTCAACCTCTTGACCTTCTTCGTTAGCAACGCTTTGACGAATTTTTTCTGCCATTTGAACATCTTGATTTTCTGAAAAATCTTGCTGCTCACTGTTTGATTGTTGCGGTCTTCTTGGACGAAAAGTCTCATCAGCCATTTTTTTGTCTCCTTGTTTACTAGCTTAAAGCAGAGTATCATCTTTTGGGATAAAATAGTATTATGGAAATAAATTTAAAAAATATTGAAAATCTTATTTTTTACGATAAAAAAGTTCAAGAGTTATTTCCTCAATTCCGTCATTTGTTTGATCAATGGCAACTCGGTCAAAGAATTCCTGGTATGAGGCAACTTGGACAACGAAGTGTTTTAGAATTTTTACATTCATTGGACGAAACAAATATACACAAGCTACAAGAGTATTTTTCTGAAAATATTTCTGTTGATAAAATTGATTATAAATTATGTGATAATTTCAACACAACAATCTCTGATACTGAAAAACTATGTGAGTTTTCAAACTATCGTGAATTTTGTATAACTCGCAATAAAGAAAATGTTTCTTTTACATTCTGGAGATAACCAATGAATAATTTGTTACTTTTTATCATATCAACTATTGGCATGTGTCATGTTATTGTTGATGGATCAATCATGCAAGGATTTAGATCAACTGTTAAGAAAATAGCTTTAAAACTAAATGTTGCTCACTTAGGACAAGTTGTTGACTGTTATTTGTGTTGCGGTACATGGTGTGGATTTTTAATGGGATACACATGGGTTTCAGAAGAACCATTAAAGATATTCGCCTGTGGTTGTGCTGGCGGTTTTATTTCTAATTTTGCTGCTGTGTTTTTAAACTATCTCGAAGCCGCAACAATTATCAATATGTCAACCAGTAATGAGAATGATGTCCAAAACAAAGACGATAATGTCGCTTATAACAATCCCGATAGCGATGTTTACAATGATGTTTACAATGATGTCTATAACGACAATGACAACACCAATGAGTGATAATCTATATCAGTTTTATTGTGATAATTGCAACTTTCGAAAAATATGTAAAGGCAATGAGGATTTTGGATTGATTGAAATATCACAATCGCCAATAATGAAAAAGCCACCACATATCGACAATGTTGAAAAAAAATTTGTTACAACTAAAACAATGAATCGGACAAGAGCGTTTAAATGTCCAAAATGTGGATTTACTTTTAGAGCTAAAAAATTGGAATCTCAGGAGAATAAAAATGAGCAAACAGATCACAATGATGGACGTGAAGCAGGCTTTAAGGGATAAAAGATTCCGAGATAGCTTGGGAGAACAATTTCAACCAGAGATTCAAAAATACATGCAAAATCCTGGTTGTTCTTGCAATATGTCTTTGTATAAAAAAATAATCACAGACGCAAAAGAAAAACTTCAATCGTATTATCCAAATCGAACAGTTTCTAATTTGGACGAAGAAATTATAAAGCTTGCAAAAAACAACTTTAACGTTATCAATTGTAAGTCTGATGAATTAGAAGAAAAACTAAGATCTCTTCCTATGGGAAGAAAACAAATTGCAATTGCAAGGTATGAAGACCAAGTGACTGTTGTTGTAAATGAACTAGATGTTGTTTATTAACCAGAATACAATTTTGTTGAATCTTTAATTTTTTCGCAAGATTCAATCATTTTTTGTGGATATTCTTTATATTTTGAAATTTCCATAGGATAGTCGTCTGAATTCAATCTTTTACTACCTAGAATTAAAGCGTTTTCATAAAAAGAAGACGCTTTTTTGTATTGCTTTGTCGCATAAAATATGTCAGCAAGCAAACACCAGAATTCAGCCATTGTAGGCTTCATTGCTAAACATGGCATTAAAAATCTAATAGATTCTTGGTAGTTCTTTTTTATGTAACAATAAACCATAGAACAATAATAATTTGTCATTATAAAAGCCATGTTTTGTTCTTTGGTTTGATACAAAAACAAATTGGCATAATTGATAAAAGCATCCCAATTTTTAGCAGTAAGATGACAACAAGATAAATAGTATAAAGTCTCTGGCGACAAAGGAGATTCTTTTTTCCATTTTTCCGCCAGATCAAGATAAAGCTTTTGGTTGTTATGAACCCCTACAGAAAAATATATGTTTGTTTGATCTGCCAAACCTTTAATCGTTTCGAAAACTGGATTTATAAAATTCAATTCGTAACTGGAATGCCAAATCCTTGTTTGCTTTGTGACTAAATCTCCTTGTACGCAATTCACTTTAAGTGATTTTTTTTCCTTAGATCTTAAATTGGAAACCTCTTCGTTTCCATAGAGAAATTGCTCCCAAGGCTCAATGAAAAAATTCCATTGTGTTTTCGATAAGTCCTTCAGATGATTTCTAGCTAAAGAGAAATTGTCATTTAATGGAATTCTTGTTATTTCGCAATTGTACTTTTGACATATGTCTATTGTTTTGTCTTTGCATCCAATGTCACCAATCAAAATTTTGCAATTTAAAGGCAAAATAGATTTTAAACAACGTTCAATTGTCAATTCATTGTTCTTAACTAAAATCTGTGCTGTTAGAAACATTTTGTTTTTTAAACTTGTTTTCAATTAAATGTAAAATAGCATCCGCTTCATTTGTCATTCTTTGAGATTCATAATATTTTTGTAGGTTTTTGTAAAATTGAATCGCCTCTGGCTTTTCTATGATTTCTATTAAAATATTATAAATTTCCATAAATCATTAAGAGAAAAACAAATAAAAAAAATTAAAACCATATGTAATAAACACGAATTATATTTTGTTTTACAAATAATGTTTAAATTGTACTATTATTATTGAACATTACCTGAACGGAATTGAAAAACAAGCTCTTGAAAGACTGAGAAGTTGGGAGCATGAAAGCAAAGCGTTTAATGTCATAAAAAGATACCCACCCAATTTCTTTTTCTTAAACCCATATGGGCACCAAGGAGTTTAATGGCGACAACGGAATATCTGAACAACAGAACATTTGAAAGTTTAATCGTTAAATTTCAAGAATCTAAAAGAGAAAAATTAAGACACCAAAAACTTATAGAAGATTTTGTTCCTAAAAAACAAAGTAAAAGCAAAAAAGCTGAACCTGTTGAAACATTAGAAGACCTTGAAAAAAATTTAAAATCGGTTTGCCTCGAATTTGAAGAAATACAAAAACAACTCGCATATGCGTTTTATACATTGTCACAAAATATAGTCAGATATGCTAAATTTAACCTAATCGATCAAGATGATGCAGTTCAAGAAGGTGTTATGATCTGCTTTGAAAAAATCGATAGGTTCGATCCCCAGAAAGGCAAAGCATTTAACTATATGACAACATGTATTTTAAACCACTTTCGTCAGCTTTATAGAACTGCTAGGAACTATAACGAGTTAAAAAGAAAGTATCTTGACTTTCTACAAGTTCAATTGGATCAGCAGCTTCCTCCATCAAAAGCAAAGAGTATTTACAAAAAACACAACATCGCAATTGATTGATATATAAGGACTTATGTAAATTTTAGAGCCAAATAGGAAAATTTTCTTATTTGGCTCTTTTCTTTTTTCCATTCTTTCTATATAATAATGTAGTTCAATCACCTGACTATCCAAAGAAAAGAGATGCCCATGAAGACTTTAATCGAATGTCATCCTGAAATTTCCAATAGTTGGAATTTCGAAAAAAACGGTAATTTAACGCCAAAAGACGTTTCATTTGCGAGTGCTAAAAAAGTTTGGTGGAAATGCGAAAAAGGACATGAATGGGAATCAAGAGTTTTTTCAAGGACTAAAAACAAAAGCGGCTGTCCTGTTTGTTGTGGAAAAAAAACAGATAAGACATCTAATTTGCTGGTTTTATATCCATCAATCGCCGCAGAATGGCATCCAAATAAAAATGATGTTAAAATTGAAGATGTTGTTGTTGGTTCTGGAAAAGTTTATTGGTGGAAATGCAACAAAGGACACGAATGGAAAACAAGCGTTAGGCACAGAACAAAAAATGAAACTGGATGTCCTTATTGTTGCAACCAAAAAGTAGATGACGAAAACTGCTTGGGGAAACTATACCCAGAACTGGCTTCGCAATGGCATTCAAGTAATAAAATAACGCCTTATGATATAGGTCGATATAGCCACAAGATTGTTTCTTGGAAGTGCTCGGTAGCTGATGATCACATTTGGGAAGCAAGTGTGATAAACAGATGTTTTAAAAACAATGGTTGTCCGTGTTGTGCAGGTCGAAAAGTTGTAAATTCAAATTGTCTTCAAACAACACATCCTCAGATTGCTTCTGAATGGCATTATGGAAAAAACAAAAGGCTTAATCCGCTTACGGTAAACGCACAATCTAATGAATACGCATGGTTTCAATGTAAAGATAATAAGGATCATATTTGGCGAACAAAAATTTATGTTAGAACAAAAGGTTGTGGATGTCCATTTTGTTCTTCGTCTGTTGGCGAAACAAAGATAGAAACTATCTTAAACTCTATGAATGCGAAGTACAAAAGGCAATATAAAAACGAAAACTGCAAACATAAAAGAATTCTTCCTTTTGACTTTGCCGTGTTTAAAGATGAAAAGGTTTTTTTGATTGAATTTCAAGGAAGGCACCATTATGAGGCGATTAATTATTTTGGTGGAGAAAAATCGCACAAAGAAGTGTTGATAAGAGATCAGGTTAAAGAGAAGTATTGCAGAGAAAATAAAATACCATTTCTTGTAATTCCACATTGGAAAATAGATAAAATAAATGAAATGATAAATGATTTACTTGATTTAGTTTATTAAAAATATATAATACTTGAAACAACAAAGACCAGAGACAAACTCTGGTCTTTTTATTACGGAGAAGAAAATGGGAAACTACATTAGCAATTCTTTTGATCAAATGGAAAATCAAGAGCTTATTCAGAAACTAATTGACAGCGGTTACAGCAATCTAGTTGACGCTTTTCTTTTGAATGATAGTAAGGTTTATACAAAAAAAGGCAGATTAAATAAAAGCGGTGCTTGTCGTGTTTTAAAATGTAAACCAAAAGAACTTGAAGACGCAATTAAAGCTTGTCAGGAATTGTTAAAAAGAGATTTGAGTGAAGAACAGGAAGAAGAAGATTTGTTATGATGGCATCCAATATGCACGATCATATCTCAGAGTCAAATCGCAATATATTACATCGCTAGATGACATGTCTAAATCGCCAAAATCTGCTGATTGAACCCAAACTGATTCAAATGTCCATGTTTCGCACTTGTTTCCACAGCCATCAAACATGAAAAGATTAACGAAATTAACTTTAAACCCATCACAAGATTTTTTGTAATTAAAGGTAAAGTTGTCTACTTCATAAAGTTTTGAAATCCACTTGATAATAGGATGAGAATAATCAGGAGTTTTGACATCATAAACAGTTAAATTTAATGGCTTCCAATCCGGTTTGCCAGGAAAATAAATGGTTTCTGAAAGGTGTTGAACTTCAATTTCTTTAAAGCTTACGCTTGGACGAGCGGACTTTGATGGTGGCAATGTATTTATTTTATCGCCACATACATCAGGAATTTCTAAAAGCCAACGAAATTTTCTTTTGAAAGAATTATTTGAAATATTAAAATTCTCTCCAAAATTCATACTAGCCATGCAAACCTCTTAAATATAAAAACAGATAGATCCTTTTGGTATAAAGTATCTATCTGTTTTCAATTTGTTTAAAATTTAATTAATTAGGTGGGACAGCCAGCGCAACAAGCTAAAACTTTTCCGCCACACATCATTTCGTATTTGGCTTCGCTATATCTTAGCGTGACTTCGATTGTAACTTCTTCTGAAGAAGAATAATCAAGTTCGCCAAAATTAACAGCTTGTGGAAACATGTTTGATAGAGTCCATTGTTCCATCATTGTGCCACAACCATCATATAATGATAATTTTCCGTTTGCCGAATAGCCGTCTGATCCCCAATCACCAACTTTTGAAGATTGTTTTAAATTAACAGGGTCTGTAAAGTCATAAGTCGTAGCAAGCCAACTATAAAGTGATGAAACGCCTTGTCCGCCATCTGCTAGATCATAAAACGTTACGGTAATGGTTTCCCAAGTGCCCTTTCCAGGAATCCACATTTTACCATTTAGGTAATTAATTTCCGTTTCTTCAATTGTTAAATTTGGTCTAGAAGCCAACTTAACAAAGTACGTAGGAATTGCTAGTACATTTTTGCAAACCGGATCTATCTCAAAAGTCCATCTGTATTTTCTCTTGAAAACTATATTTGCGTTTGTTCTAAATTCTCCAAGTCCCATAGGTTGTGCCATGATAATTCTCCTTGTAATTTTATTTTTTTATAATGTTGTTGCTGATTCCGAAAAGCTTCCGGTTCTATGAATAGAAAATTCTATAAACATAAATTCTGCTGCTCTTGTTGGCTGAACGCCAATTTGTGCGCGGAATTCATTACGATCAACAACATCTGGAGTGTTGAGCGTGGCGTCGGCTAAAATAATGAAATCATTAAGACCTCTTCCAACTTTTACGGAGTTTAGAATTTCCGTTGCAATATCCTTGAATGTTCTTTGAAAAGCTTCATCGTTTGGATCAAACAGAAGTTGTCTGCTTGCTATGCGAATATTCTTTTCTAAATAGAACATTAAACGACGAACATTTACGCGATCCAATGCCGTTGGTGTTCTCTGAAGAGTCTTTTGACCCCAAACCAAGAATCCCTCAACATCACTAAACTGAACAATTGGATTAATGCAATTACGATTTCCATACATCAAGTCACGTTCAGCCAATGTTGGACGACTATAAACATCCCCAATATTCGGCACAATTCCACGTGTTTGTCCGGCAGGAGCAAACCAAGGAGCAGACAAGAAATCGCTACGAGCAATTACTGCCATAATCGATCCGCTAGGTGGAATCCAAACATCCACGCGATTGTAAGTATCGCGAATCTTAACCCATGGCCAATAAAGTGCACCAAAATCTGAATCAAAGCGATAGAGATTTAATGGGTGGCTACCATTTTGCCAAGCAATTATTTCATTGACTGTCAATCCAAATGGCGGGTCAATAATTGCCAAGCAGTCTTGACGATAAACTTGACACAGTTCTAGCAAGGCTTGAACAACACTTGTGCTAGAGTGACCTGGAACAGCAATCAAGTCAATGTTGATTTGTTCTGGCTCAGACAGCGTGTAAATCCCTGTGTATCCAACAGCATTGCCAATTAAAAGTTGATCTTGTCTATCTGGGTCTGATGGAATTCCATCCGAACCACCGCTTAGTGAATATGTTCCATTTAATGGACCTGCTCCAATATCGGTGTTGTCTGAAACGCGGATGAAATCAGATACTAAAGATATATAAGTTTCAACATAATAGCTTGAAGCTTGATCTTTTGTTAAATTGCCCCAAGACTCAACAGGAGCACCATTGTTAAAGACCTGAATCGTGAAGCTTCCAATTCTTGTATCGTTAGCAATAACGATTTGTGTTGAATTTCCATCGATGCCTGGACTATCAGCAGTAACTGTAAAAGCAACATCGTCAGTAAGATTGGCAGCACCATAAACCAAACCATAGAGATTTGTGTCGCCAGAGCCAGTTGTCGTGCTTCCAGATGTTCCGACTTTCGTGAGTGTGCTCAATCCAAAGATAACAGCAGCAGTGCTTTCTGGTTTGATTCTAAGTCTAGCATCAGTTCCAGTGTGCGCAGTGCGAATTTTAAGATAATAGGAAGCATCAACATATGCGTAGAATCCACCAGGCAAAATAGCAGCTTGTGCATTGATGTCATCGACGATATCTGCGATTGTGGTATTTGTTATATCCAATTCAATTTGTTGAACAACACCATCAATAAGAACATTGTCTGTTCCGTCGATTACAATTTGAATTACATTTGTAAGCGATGTAAGATTAAATGTTCCATCTGCGTCTGACGCTGTGTGGGCTTCTGTGCCAATGACAACGGCTGGAGTCATGCTTAATCCAAGACCTGTTGGGTTTGGAAAGACTGGATCGGTTACAGATCCACCATACATCGCATTGTGAATAGAAACAAGCTCAAGTGAAGCAGCAGGACCATAAGCAAAAGTGGTTTTTACACCAATTGTGCTTGAAATTGTTTCGTAGAATTCAATTCCGTCATTTTCAAAATCAATTTGGCTGTTTAGTTCACTAATGAGATCGGTAACAGAGTAGCTTCCAGACATAACGACAAGCGTATGAGCCGAAAGAACTCCGTTTAGCCTCCATCGGAAAAAGCTATCGTTTTCAAAAGTATAAACGTTTGTTGAAGGAACGATGTAATCTGATTCAATTTCAACAAGAGTTCCAGCGGCTGGAACTGTGGCTGATGCAATCGTTGCTACTTCATCGCTTACCGGATCAACGTCTGCAACGCGAACAACATATAGTTCATTTGCAACTAAGAGATATTGTTGTGCGGCGTAAATCAAGAACGGATCGCTAACATCAGGATGAGGATAGCCAAAAGTAGTTGTTAGTTGGCGTGTGGTCGCAATAAGAGTCGGCAGATTAACCGGACCTTTAGAAGCGAATCCAATCAATCCCGCCCTATGAAGTGATTGGTCTGGTGCAATAAAGCTCAAATCTTTTTCAGTAATTCTAACACTAGGACTAATTGTGTTAGAAGGCGGGAAACCCTGTAGAATCGCCATAGTCTTATTCTCCCTTTCGTATCGTGTTTGGTAAGTGCCTTGTGGATATTAACCCATCTTTTTCTGCTCTATCTATGTATTCTGTTACTCTTTCATCTTCTAAAAGATAAATATTTTTTCCGCGACCTACTCCTGGTATGTTTAAAACGGTGAATTGGCTGGTGCCTTGCCTTGACCGGATGATTAATTGAACTGGAAATTTCTTTTTGTTTTTTATTTCTAGCATTCTAATTCCTTAACAGACTCTTCTATTCTCGCCATAACCTCAGTTATTTCTTCTTCGCTTAAGCCATTAACAAAATCAACTTTCATTTTGAGAACAGCTTTTTTACGTTCAATGGGTTGTGGTATATATGTCTGTGCTGTCATATTAAATTCAAATTTAATTATTCTAATTGCTTGATCACCTGGTTCATTATTTAGGTTATTCGCAATAGAATCCAGCTTAACAGTTACCTCCCAAGGCACGCCTGTTACTCGTATGTATGCAAGATGGCTAAATTTTGTAACAATTTGCTCTAATATTTGGT